CCGAGGCGGATCCTATAATGTCATCTTTCTTGACGAGTTCGCTTTCATCCCGAATCACATTGCTGATGACTTCTTTGCCTCTGTTTATCCTACTATTTCTTCTGGACAAAGCACGAAGGTAATTATTGTATCTACACCACGTGGTATGAATCATTTCTACCGTATGTGGCATGATTCTGAACGCAGTAAAAACGAATATATCCCCACTGAAGTTCATTGGTCAGAAGTTCCAGGAAGAGATCAAAAATGGAAAGAGCAAACAATTGCTAATACTTCCGAACAACAATTCAAAGTTGAGTTTGAATGTGAATTTTTAGGTTCGATCAATACTTTAATCAATCCAACAAAACTTAAAAATCTTGTTTATGAAGATCCCATTAAGAGAAATGCAGGATTAGATATTTACGAAAATCCAAAGGGAGAAAATAATTATCTCATAACTGTTGATGTTTCTCGTGGTCTCGGTAACGATTATTCTGCATTTGTTGTTTTTGACATCACCACTTTTCCATACAAAGTAGTGGCAAAGTATCGAAACAACGAAATCAAACCAATGCTATTTCCAAGTGTAATATATGAAGTTGCAAAAGGATATAATGATTCTTGGTTATTAATTGAAGTTAATGATATTGGAGATCAAGTAGCAAATATTCTTCACTTCGATTTGGAGTATGATAATGTTCTAATGTGTGCGATGCGTGGTCGTGCTGGACAAATTGTTGGATCGGGTTTTAGTGGTAAAAAATCTCAATTGGGTGTAAGAACAACTTCAGCAGTTAAAAAATTAGGATGCTCTAATTTAAAAACCTTAATGGAGGATGACAAGTTATTGACCGTTGATTATGATATCATTTCAGAACTTACAACTTTTGCACAGCGTCATAATTCTTTTGAGGCAGAGGAAGGATGTAATGATGATTTGGCAATGTGTCTTGTTATTTTTTCTTGGTTAGTTGCTCAACCATATTTTAAAGAGATGACGGACAATGATGTTCGTAAAAGAATTTATGAGGAACAAAAAAATCAAATTGAACAGGATATGGCACCTTTTGGATTTATCTCTGATGGTATAAATGATTTACCAAGTTTTGTTGATAGAGATGGTGACAGATGGCATTTAGATGAATATGGAGATCGTTCCTATATGTGGGACTATATGTGATGGATTATGATTTCGATGATCAAATCGAATTAGAGCACATATTATTCTCCGATAGAAAGTGTAGAGTTTGTAAGCAAATAAAAAATTTAACTAGTGATTTTTATCTAACAAGAAAAAATAAAGGAGTTTTTCCCTCTGCATATTCTTACGAATGTAAAGATTGCACGATCAAAAGAATTCAATCTAGTCGAAATAAAAAAAAGAATATAATAGATATGTGGCAATATCCTGATTGGTAAACTGTTCGCGCATTGTTTCCCCAATGAAAATAGTCGTTTTAATAAATATTTTTAGAATAATTCTGGATATCACGGAGAATTAAGATGCCTCTAAATTTAGCATCTCCTGGAATTTTAATAAGAGAGGTTGATTTAACCATTGGTAGAGTCGATCCAGTCTCTGGAAGCATTGGTGGGCAAGTAGCACCTTTTGTAAAAGGACCTGTTGGTGTTGCCCAATTCATCGAAAGCGAAAACGATCTTTTCCAAACTTTTGGTCAACCGTACTCAACTGATAAGCATTACGAGCACTGGATGGTAGCTTCATCCTATCTTGCTTATGGTGGAGTAATGAGAGTCATCAGATCTGATGATCAACTTTTAAAAAATGCCTTTGTCGGTACAGCATCTAGCATAAAAATTAAGAGTGAAGAACATTATCTTCAACTAGGATATGATGAAAATACTATCACTAACGTAACTTTTGCTGCCAAAAATCCAGGATCCTGGGCAAATGGAATTAAAGTTGCTGTTATTGATGCAAAAGCAGATCAAATTCTTACTGGAATTACAACTACTAATATTTCAGTTGGAATGGGATTCACAAGTGCAGTTCCAAGTGGTTTAACATTGCCTGGTGCTGGATCAACTTCTGTTCTCACTGGATATTTCCAAGGTGTGATTACCGAAATTGGATCCAGTAGAATATCAACAAAATTAATTAATCACGTTTCTGCTGCTGGATCAATCACTGCTGTTGATTATCAGCAGAATGGTGTATACGCACTTCCAAATACTGGAACTGTTGCAATTCACACTGCTGGTCAGGCAGTTGGATCTGCGTTTACAACTAGATCATTTAGCACAGAAGAAGACTGGTTTGAAAATCAATCAATAACACTATCTGTTGGTAGTATTGATTGGGATACAATTTCTAATAAGCCAACAACATCAGCATTTGCCGCTGCTCGTGGCAGTAGATTTGATGAACTTCACGTTGTTGTAATCGACGACGAAGGAAAAGTTACTGGAAATGCTGGAAGTATTCTTGAAAAGTTCTTGGATCTCTCAAAAGCAAAAGATGCCGAGTTTTCACTGGGGAGTCCATCTTATTGGAGAAAGTTCCTTGAAACTAACTCTCGTTATGTTTTTGGTGGATCTCAACCAGTTGGAGTCGTTACAACTGGATTTAGTGCAAACGGATCAAACATTCATGAATTAAATCAAGATACTGGATGGGATCAAGAGGCTCAAGGTGTAATCTTTGGTGGAGTGGGTTCTAATACCTATACATTGAGCGGTGGTAAAAATTATGGTGGTAAAACTGATTTAGATACAACAGGAGCACTTTCTCCTGGATTAGATGATATTATTAGCGGATACACCTTATTGGAAAATACAGAAGAGGTCGAAGTTGATTTTATTTTGATGGGATCTGCTAATTATCCAAAAGAACAGGCGCAAGCACTTGCAAACAAGTGTATTGCAACCGCAGAGTATAGAAAAGATGCAGTTGCATTCTTATCACCCAATAGACAAGCATTCTTAAATGACTCTTCTGTTGGAACAGTAACTGTTAATAATATCGATACGATTACTGATAATGTTGTGAGTTTCTTCTCACCTATAACATCAACAACTTATGGTGTATTTGATAGTGGTTATAAGTACATGTATGATCGCTTTAATGATACATTTAGATATGTTCCATTGAATGGTGACATTGCAGGAACTTGCGCTAGGACTGATCTTCAACAGTTCCCATGGTTCTCACCTGCGGGAACATCAAGAGGTGCAATTCTAAATGCAGTTAAATTAGCATATAATCCAGGTAGAAGACAAAGAGACACTCTGTATTCAAACAGAATTAATCCAGTTATTTTCTCACCTGGTGCTGGTATTATTCTGTTTGGTGATAAAACTGGATTTGGCAAATCATCGGCATTTGATAGAATTAATGTTCGTAGACTCTTCATCTACCTTGAAGATGCTATTTCTGCTGCTGCCAAAGATTTCCTCTTTGAATTCAACGATGAAATTACAAGAACAACCTTTGTAAATATTGTTGAACCATTCCTCCGTGATGTTCAATCTAAGAGAGGTATCTTTGATTATGTGGTTATTTGTGATGAAACAAATAATACTGCCGCAGTTATTGACGCAAATGAATTTGTTGCTGATATCTATATCAAACCAGCAAGATCGATTAATTTCATTGGTCTAACCTTCATTGCCACCAGAACTGGTGTTGCTTTTGAAGAAGTAATCGGTTCCGTTTAATTTACTAGAGGTTAAAAATCATGCCAGCTAGAGATCAGATTAATCCACCCCCACTAAGAAAGATTACCGACTTCAAAAGTAAGTTAACTGGTGGTGGTGCTCGTGCCAACCTATTTGAGGTTGTGCTTACTTTCCCAGATGCCGCTGCTCCTGATACAAATGTGCTTGAGAAATCAAGATTTTTAGTTAAAGGTGCAAACTTACCAGCATCAAACGTTGCCCAAATTGATGTTCCCTTTAGAGGAAGAGTTTTAAAAATTGCGGGTGACAGAACATTTGATACTTGGACGGTGACCGTTATCAACGATACGGATTTTGCCATTCGTTCTGCTTTTGAAAGATGGATGAATACCATCAACAAAGTTTCTGATAATACTGGATTAACAAATCCTGCAGATTATCAAGCAGATGCTTATGTCTATCAACTTGATCGTGACGGGTCTGTTTTAAGATCTTACCGTTTTTATGATGTATTCCCAACGAATGTTTCTGCAATTACTCTTGCATATGATTCTCAAGGAATTCAAGAGTTCACTGTTGAACTTCAAGTCTTGTATTGGGAAGCAACTAAGGGAACTGGCACAAATGCTGGTGGTGAAGACATCAACTAAATAATAGAATAAAGGCAAAAAAGATTATACTATGGCAAAACTTTTTGGTTTTTCTATTGATGATAATAAAAATAAATCTCCTTCAATAATATCCCCCGTTCCTCAAACTAATGAGGACGGGGTTGATAATTATGTTGCGAGTGGATTTTATGGTCAGTATGTTGACATTGAGGGAGTTTATCGCACAGAACATGACTTAATTAAAAGATACAGAGAAATGGCACTTCATCCAGAGTGTGATGGTGCTATTGAAGATGTTGTCAATGAAGCTCTCGTTAGCGATTTATATGATTCACCAGTTGAGATTGAATTATCTAGTTTAAATGCAAGTGAAAATTTAAAAAAGAAAGTTAGAGAAGAGTTTAAATATTTAAAAGAGATCATGGACTTTGATAGAAAGTGCCATGAAATTTTTAGAAATTGGTATATTGATGGTAGAGTATATTACTTAAAAGTTATTGATATTAAGAATCCTCAAGAAGGAATTAAGGATTTAAGATATATTGATCCGCTAAAAATAAAATATATTCGTCAAGAAAAGAAAGATAATAAAGATCCTTTTGTAAGAATTAATCTGAAAGACGATAATAATGCCTTACAAAATGCACCCGAACTTGAAGAGTATTTTTTATACACACCAACACCTAATTATCCAACAGGAATGATGTCCCGCTCTGGGGCAGGAAAATCAGTCAAAATTGCAAAAGACTCAATTGTTTATTGCACATCAGGATTAATTGATAGAAATAAAAATACAGTTTTATCTTACCTGCATAAAGCGATTAAAGCACTCAATCAATTAAGAATGATTGAGGATTCACTAGTTATCTATAGATTATCACGAGCACCAGAAAGAAGAATCTTTTACATCGATGTTGGTAATCTGCCAAAAGTAAAAGCAGAACAATACCTTAAAGAGGTGATGAGTCGTTATCGTAATAAGTTAGTGTATGATGCTAATACCGGCGAAGTTCGTGATGATCGTAAATACATGAGTATGCTTGAAGATTTTTGGCTTCCTCGCCGTGAAGGTGGTAGAGGAACAGAAATCACCACACTCCCAGGTGGTCAGAATCTTGGAGAACTTACTGATGTTGAGTATTTCCAGAAAAAACTTTACAGAGCTCTAAATGTTCCAGAATCAAGAATTGCATCTGATGGCGGATTTAATCTTGGAAGGTCTTCTGAAATTTTAAGAGACGAACTTAAATTTTCTAAATTTGTTGGACGTTTGAGAAAAAGATTTGCTCAAATGTTCAATGATATGTTAAGAACTCAATTAATCTTAAAGAATATTGTAACACCAGAAGACTGGGAATTAATGTCAGATCATATTCAATATGATTTTCTATATGATAATCAATTTGCAGAATTAAAAGAGTCTGAACTTATTAATGGTCGATTAGGAACACTAGCAACAATTGAACCATATATTGGTAAGTATTATTCTGCAGAATATGTAAGAAAAAGAATTCTTCGTCAAACAGATTCTGAAATTCTTGAAATTGATTTACAGATTGATGATGAGATTAAGAGGGGTATTATTCCAGATCCAAATGGAGTGGATCCTGTTACGGGTCAAGCATTACCTCCAGAAGAACCTGCCGCCGGTAATGGAACAGAAGGAATGGGTCAAGATGCAATGAATATGGGTGAAGTTCCAGCAGAACCAGATTTAGAGACACAAGGTGCTGTCACTGATGCAGAGATGCAAAAGGACGTTAAGAAAGCCCAGATATAAATAAGTTTATACCTAATACCTTAAATTTATGGAAGAAGTTATCGACTTGATTGCAACAGATTCGTCTGCCTCGGAAATTAGTGATAAAATTAAATCTATTTTATTTGCTAAATCCGCAGAAAGAATTGAAACTGCCAAACCATATGTTGCCGATACAATGTTCAATGATGAATCTGAGACCGGAGAAACAGAGGATCAAGAATAATGGCCAGCACAATTAAGATTCTTGGGGCGCAGGCAGCACTTCCAACAACAACTGGAACTGCTACAAGTTTTAGTTCAGCAACAGTTGTACGTCTTTTTAATTCGGCAACAGCTGCGGATCATTTAGTCACTGTGGTTGAGACACAAGACGGAACCGTTATTGGATCTTTCACTTTAGCAAGATCACAATCTGAACTTTTACAAAAATTACCATCACATTGTGTGTTTGCAGCGAATGCTGCTGTTTTGGGAGCACAAGTAGGATTTACAAATTAAAAAAAAAATGAAACTCATCACAGAAGAAGTACAACAAGTAAAGTTCATCACCGAAGGAAAAGGTTCATCCAAAAAGATGTACATCGAAGGTGTTTTTCTTCAGGGAAATATTTGCAACCGTAATGGAAGAATGTATCCTATGGAAACTCTTTCCCGTGAGGTAAAAAGATACGATGAAAACTTTATTGCAAAAGGTCGTGCTCTTGGAGAACTTGGACACCCCGATGGTCCAACTGTAAATCTAGATCGCGTTTCTCATAAAATTGTTTCTCTTACTTGTGAAGGAAATAATTTTAGAGGTAAAGCACAACTTCTAGATACTCCTATGGGTAAGATCGCAAGTTCTTTAATTGGAGAAGGTGTAATGCTTGGTGTTTCTTCTCGTGGTGTTGGATCACTCAAGATGACTAATGAAGGTCATAAAATTGTTGGTGAAGATTTTATGTTAGCAACTGCTGCTGACATCGTAGCCGATCCTTCTGCACCTGACGCTTTTGTTCAGGGAATTATGGAAGGTAAAGAGTGGGTGTGGGAAGGTGGTATTCTTCGTGAACAACTTGCTTCCCAAACTCAAAGAAAAATTAACACTCTTGTCGATCAAAAAAGACTTGAAGAGCATAAGTTGAATTTATTCAATGAATTTCTTTCAAATCTTTAATTTATAAATAAATATAGATTAAATATACAAAATCTAAAACAAATGTCCGTTGGTAGCAATTTACAAGAAATGGAAAACGTAGTAACCAAAGGGGCTGCACCTGCTGAGCCAATGACTTCGGCTGGTATTCCAGTTGAAGACCTCGGCGGTCCTACTCCCGAAAATTATCGTCCCGATGACGATTCAGCAAAACTCAACACTCCTGGCGCATCTTTGGCTCAGGTCAAAAATGTTGTTAATGCGAAAGCAGCGGCAGCAGATGCGATGAAGGAAGAATCTGAGGAAGAAGAAGACGTCATTGAAGAAGAAACAGACGAGGAAGAAGATCTCGAAGCTGGTGAAGAGGGTGATGACGAAGAAGAAGAAACTGATGAGGAAGAAGTAGTAGAAGAAGATTTTGACATCGAAGAAGATGTTAATGCTCTTCTTGCTGGTGAAGAACTTTCCGAAGAGTTTCAAGAAAAAGCACGTACAATCTTTGAAGCGGCAATCAGATCAAAAGTTGCCGAAATCAGAGGTTCTCTTCAAGAGGATTATGAATCCGCTCTTGTAGAAGAGATTACTACTATCAAGTCTGAACTCACAGAAAGACTTGATGCATATCTAGAGTATGTTGCTGATGAGTGGTTCCAAGAGAATGCACTCGCAGTTGAGCACGGACTTAAAACTGAAATGACTGAGAGTTTCCTCTCAGGCATGAAGCAACTTTTTGAAGATCATTATGTAACTGTTCCTGAAGATAGATATGATGTAATCGAGAGCATGGTAGATAAACTAGATGAAATGGAGTCAAAACTCAACGAGCAAATTCAAAGAAATGTTGCTCTTAATAAAAGATTAGCCGAGTCAGTTGCTGATGTAATCTTTGCAGAAGTCGCTGAGGGTCTTGCACTTTCTCAGAAGGACAAACTCGCTTCTCTTGCCGAAAATGTTGAGTTTGAAAGTGAAGCAGACTATCGTGAGAAGCTGGTAACACTGAGGGAATCATATTTCCCATCAAATGCTGGTACTCAAAGAAGCGCAACTGAAAATCTCTCAGAAGAAGTAAATCAAACCGAGCAAGAGGCTCTTAATGAGTCTGTTTCTCCAATGATGGCTGCTTATTTAGAGACTCTTTCAAGAGCTTCTAAAAAGTGATTTTTAAATCATAATCAAACAACAATTTTTTCTAAAGAGGTAAAAACAAATGCAAATGTTCAATGCAGAATATTTGCAGGAGAAGTGGGCACCTATCCTGGACTATGAGGGTCTTGATCCAATCAGAGATTCGCATCGCAGATCGGTAACCGCTGTCCTGCTTGAAAACCAAGAAAGAGAACTTCGTGAAGAGAGAGCATTCCTCTCCGAAGGTCCAACCGTCAACACAAATACCGGTGCCAATGCAGGTTTCTCTGCTAGTGCATCAACTCCTGTTGCTGGTTTCGATCCCGTTCTGATCTCACTGATCAGACGTGCAATGCCTAACCTGGTCGCATATGACCTCGCAGGTGTTCAACCAATGAACGGTCCTACTGGACTCATCTTTGCAATGCGTTCCCGCTACAACAATCAGACCGGAACTGAAGCATTCTTCAACGAAGTTGATACTGCATTCTCTGGTCAAGATAGTGGCAAAAATCTTACCAATGGATTTACTAGTGGTTCTGTTGGTCTTGGTACTACAAGCCAGCAAGGAAGCAACCCTGGTGCGCTTGATGCTACCTATCCTGCAACTGGCGATGCAACCACCTACAACGTAGGTCAGGGTATGCGTACTGATGACGCCGAAAACCTTGGACAAGGTTCTGGCGATCACTTTAACGAAATGGCATTCTCGATTGAGAAAGTCACCGTTACTGCAAAATCACGTGCTCTGAAAGCCGAGTATTCACTCGAACTCGCACAAGACCTG